GTCGTGCTTCATTAACTGCGCAGAGATGTAGGGCTGGTCATTCATGATAGACATGTGGAAGTCGCCGGTGTAGCACCAGTCTTCCCACGAATCAAAGGTCTCACGCGCACGGAGACGCGCCTCACGCGACCATAAGACGACACCTGTGTTCATAATAGTGATTTTAGAAGGGTTGTTAGGCGGCATTACAGGGACGACAGGACAGTCGTGTAACGCAAACTTACGACAGAAATCGTTGTAAGTATCGTCTTTGTAGTCCCACGAGTTGTACCCGCCACCGGATGCTGTAACAAAGTCTGACTCTAGGACACCGTAGACTTCGGCACCAGACTCCATTACATCGAATATGTTTTCTTCGGTATTGACCACGATGTCGGTGTCCACGAATAGGACATTATCGAAGTCATCAAAGATAGGATCTAACCAGACACGAGCGCACTCGTGTAGTAGAGAAGTAGAACAACCGTGCCCCTTAGTGATAACACGTTCGTCTGAATAGAAATGAGTTGCGCCTACTTTGTCGGCATAGTCCTCAAAGGACTCACGAGAGATTCGTGCAACTTCTTTATAGAGATCGGAACGATTCCAATCCCCGATGCGGCCTCGTTTATCGACCGCCTCCGTAACAATCATATATTGAAAGATAGCGTTTTGGGACATTTTCTAACCTTGTCATAAGTCGTTCGGCGCGATTGCCTACTTGACGGTACCATAATGAATCGCGACCTTCAGCGGCCGCGGTTTCCCAGTCATCTCTATATAGAGCTGCCTGCATCTTCTTAAACTTGGACAGACGTGGTCGTCCAAGGTTAAACATCATATTAACCAGTATCTGCTTGACTTCGTCGGGGAACTTATGCCACCCTCTTCCGTATAACACAGCGCACTCTGCGACTGCGGTGTTAAGGTCGGATTCGAAAGCCTCGGCGACTCTTTCTTCGGATACCGGCGTTCCGACTGGACATCCGTGCTCGGGGTCACTCTCTGTGATGAGATGTCCAACACCGAACGTGGGATAGCCGAGATGGTCGTGGTAAACCTCATAAACAACTCCTTCATCAATTTTTAACTGTTCGAATACAGCATTACGATTCATGATGTATTATACCTCAATTAAAGCTTGATTGCAAGTGTTGCAAGTATCGCGCATAACAAAATATTGGTCATTAAAAGTTCTAACGCTAGAATAGTATGATACCAGATCCAACGAGTCTTGTAGGCATTGTCCACAGAGATATCTTCAGGATCGGGACCATTGTCTATCTTGTCCACCGGATTTGATCTAAACCACTTAAACATCGATTGTATTTCCCTCTCCAGAATTTTTCTTGATGTTTGTCAAATGACGTTCCCAGTCTTTACCTGCCATGGTCATTGGAGACTTTACACCAGAGACCACTTTAGGGACAGACTCAGATGAATGGTATCGTTCCCATTGCGGATTGTTTCTTTTCCATTCATCATATTCGGAAATCCGGAGAGTCACTTCCATGAACTCTCCGGTTTCGTTGTTCTTAAACTCATACTGTGGCATTATTTATACATTCCAAATTTTTTTCAATCACTACGACAGGAGTCTCACATATGCACCTGAAGAGATAATCACCTCCTATCGAGAAAGTTGTTGATCGGACGGATTGCAATAAAGTCTCGTTTGATAATACGTTAAATTACCTTGAGAGTATAGTGCTTGTCGCCTCGTATCGTGAACGAACCTCTGAAGTTCGTTAATGTCTTTGTTCAACTTTTCTTCTTGTCTCGACATAGGATTCTCCTTAGATTATAGTTTAATTGTCGAAAAGATTACTCGCGGATCAAATTTGGAAATGCCTCCTGTACTATTTTTTTAGTGATGTAACGGACAGGTGGTTTTTTAGCCACCATCTTGAGAACATATTCAGCGTCTTCAGGATGAATGCCTTCTAACAACTGAACGAATTTATTTTCGCGTTTGTACGCGGGTAGGGAATCGCCTCTACCGCCAGACACATATATCCCAAACTCTCTGTGTCGTTTCAACAGAGTAGACGGAACGGATTCTGGTTTATTTGGGGTAAAGGGTGGACGACCTTCGGGTAGATTAAACGACAGGGAATCGTCAAACGTTCCGCGTAGAATATCCCGAAGGGCCCAGTTTTCTGAGTATTTTTTCAATACGTCTAATCGTTCGTCGCGAGTATCAGCTTTCTTATACTCTTCGAAGATCTCAAAGACTTCTTTACGAATGGTGTTCATATTATGCCTTCTCAATTTTATAACAGACGTAACGTTTTCTCTCGATGAGAATTTCTTGTTTCGTAGTACATGCAAACAAGAATTGTCTTAGTCCGATATCGTACCTAATAATAGTATTGCGATCTTGTCCAGTCTTTCTCTCCAGTTGAGCGATACGACTGTCTTTCTGATCTATCACCTTTATATATTCATCAAGTAACTTTGCTGTGCCACCAATCCAGACCAAAGAGCACAACAAGGCACTGAGTGCCGCTGTATATAAGGTGCGCATAAGACTCTCTCCTTTAGTCTATAATTATTTATAGACGGAGAGGGGTTTACTCAGGCAGTTTTTCGACCTTTGACTTAATAAATGTACGACCTTTCGTACTAAACAATCGGGTCACAAACGGAATGAACTTACCATTCTCTTCGGTCTGGTAGCCGTGAAGGTGTGTGTTGCGTTCGGAAGTGTAGTAGATGTAGTTGGACGCACGTCCTTCCCACTCGGTGGTCTCTACCAGTTTGTTATAACTCATTATGCATTTCCTTTATCAGTTCAATAGATTGAGAGAGACCATTGATCTCACCTTCACATAACATCCAAGAAGTTTTACGAGTACTTATTCGGGTACTCACCAAAGTTTCTTGATTGACAATGTCGATTTGAGACTGAAAGTGTTTTACTTCTCTCAGTCTCTCCTCTAATCGTGCGAGTAGCAGTTCTACGTTCACGCAGCGACTGCCATCTCAACTGCGAGTTCCGCAGCCTTCTTCTTCTTGACGCCGTTGGCACCGTACCATGCAGAAGTCATACGACCGTCAGCAGTACGACCCGCGACGTGGTCAGTCAAGTAGGTCACAGAGTTGAATGCCTGCCACCATGAACCGCGACCGAACTCAGCGCCGGGTTGAGTCTCCAACAACTCAAACGCCTTCTTCGCATTAGGTGCGAGATCCTTGTACTCACGTACTTCATCGGCAGGTGCCTGTGATGGGAACAGAGTGTTGTAGTAACTGATCAGTGACTCCGCAGTGAACTGTCGCGATGACAAGAACTGCGCCATCTCTTTGTACTGGTCAAACTTTTCGTGAGCAAGACCCAAGTGTTGCTTGACCATCTGTGGGTCAAACGCACGTCGGTGATTCACCTTGATACCATTGTTCGCAGAACCCTTCAGGGCCAGAGACAACGTGTTCATGCAGGTCACACGGATCGGAGTGAATCGAATATCGATCGACTTACCGTACTCGTGTGGGTTAGAGAACAGAAGGTATGAATCAACTTGGTCACCCTTCAGTACGTCAAACGACTCTTTGATCTTCGCGAGTGCGTAGACGAACTTACCACCCTTGAGTGAACCCGCAGAGTTCATCTCCATGTCACCAGCGGCACAGTACTCGTTGAAGAACGTGAACGCTTCTAGGTTCTGACAAGGTTCCCAGTTACCACCCACCTGAGTGAGAACTGCGTTGTCAGAAGAACGCACCAGCGCCTCCATACCTGTAGGGATCAGATCGACACCCTCTTTTGCAGCGTAGGTAGGGACTTTATCTACTGTCCAATCTACACCTGCTTTCTCCATCATTTGCATCGGCGTCATGTCACTAGACACTTCAGTACCGATACCCCAAGGACATCCACCTACAGCGGCAGACGTTTCGATTTGCAATACATTGTTAAGACTCATAATTAAATTCCATCCGGTCGATAAGTTTCAAAAAGTTCTTTGGCTTCGGTTTCGAGACCAAGTTCAGCGAGACGATCCATCGTCACTCGAATACGTTGGGACTCATCGCGTCCCTTCACGTAGTAACGATGATCGTCAGAAAAGTGGTAGAACCAATCGTGGTTCTGAAGCATCTGCTCAAGCAGTTCTAACTGGACATCTTGCTGGCTCATTACGCAACCTCCTTTCGTTCACGAGCGTCGATAATCATGTCACGAACCAACTCACGGTCGACGCTGTCTCCATCAAAGTCGATGGAAGGACGGTAGTTGAATCGGTCAATCATACCTTGACAGATCTCAGCGATAGTGAAGTCGTATCGGTAGATCGCCTCTTCACCGCAGTAGAACAACTGCATGTACTCGATGAAGTCAAGGACTTCGGCGACAGTTAATTCTGGATCGTTGGGACGGAACGCACAACGGTAGTACTCAGTAACAGCGTGGATTTCTAAAATATCACTCATAATCAAAACTCTCTCTATCTCATTAACTTACAAGGTAAGTATAACACGATTTAAAAACATCCGTCAACACATTTTGAAAAAAAGTTTATGTGAATTTTACACATCTTCTTCTTCGTTTTTCTCAACCCCTACGACTAGGAAAGGAACAATTGCAACCCACTCCGGAGAAAACATTATGCAGCTGCCTCATACTCTTCGTAGGTACAATCAATTCGTCCACCACCTGACACCTGAATCCAAGTGTTCATGGCAACGGGTTTGAGGTCGAAGAACGACTTCGACTCACGCGAACAGTGAAGCTCACCACGCACCCTATCAACGTGAGAAACATAGATGGGTTCTTCCCACTCCTCAACGTGGTCTGACTCCACGAAGTCGATAGCATCGACGACGGACTCAGAGATGACGTACTCCTCAGAGTACGCAGAAGAATGGGTGATGACCTTAGTCACCGTATCCCACCACTGCGAATCAGCGACTTCCGCCGCAGACGCGGAGACGATATAGGTGGAACCACCCTTGCACTTCCAGTGCTGAGGGCAGTAACCCTCACCGTCCCAATCATGGGCACCGTAGTTCTCACGGTACTGAGTGTGGAAAACAACGCGAATTGAATTAGACATAACAAAACCCTCTTAGGTATAAAGTAGACCGTAACCCATCATGAAACCAAGTGCCATTCCCATACAGACCAAAGTCAAGTAGGCAATGAAACCACCGTTACTGATTTCTGGTTCTTTTCGTTCGCGACGAACGTGATCTCGATAAGGACTCATTGTAGTGGAATCTCCATTTTAGGGCCGACAAACTCGTTGAGTCGGCGTTGAACTTCTTCGAACATCAAAGTGTACTTGCGACCCTCAAGTTGACGAATGCGCATCGGACACACTTCGTACTTCAGCTTCTCATCATACATCGCAATCTTTTCTTCGTAGGTCATAATCATCTCTCTCATCACTTTATGTACCCATTATATCAAGTTTTGAAAATAAGTCAACACTTTTTTGAAACTTTTTTGTGTGAATATTCACAAACTGGATTTCTCCAGCTTCTCGATTTTGAGTTGAAGTGCGAGGATCGCGTCCTCGACACGTGCGTTGTCTTCGGGAGACAACTCCCCGCGTACCTCACAGAGGCACATCAACTCGTTATAAAGATTACCTAATACTGCATCCATTACACAACCTCCAAGAAAGCATATTGTGGGTTGACAAACATATTGTCAAACATACCGATTTCGTCGAAACCGAACAAAGTCATCGCAGTGTCGATTTCATCCTTTTCCATCACGATCAACTCGTGGCCAGTGGGGATACGACCCACAAACTCATTAATGTTTTCAATCAAAATCATAATATCACTCTCTATCTCAACTTTACATACACATTATAGTGCATGTTTTGAAAAGACGCAAGAGTTATTTGTGGTATTTTTTCACATTTATTGTGGTAAATGTTTGGCGTGGATCTTACAACCGATGAATGCGTTGTAGTAGTCTTCGCGTAGGAGCACATCGTACTCAAACTGGAGTTTTGCTTCGTAGTAGGAACACTCGCCTTTGGTACGGCAGAGTTTGAGGATCTCTCGTTTGTAGTTCTCACCGCCGCGTTGCACGACAGCCTCTTTGAGTTCTTGGCTAGATCCGTAGTATTTGCGCCAGTCAGACTCTACTCGCGTTTTCACTTTACGCTTTCGAGTCTTAGTCACTGGCAGTGTTTTAGGTTTCCAAAAGAACTTCTTACCGATATACTTCATACCAGTATCAAGCTCTGTAATCAGATAGACGAACCCTTGATAGTCTTCGAGAAAACCGTCTTCGGGTTCAAATGTGGTGTCTTCATATAACCATTCCATGAACCTATGTATAGGTCTGGTAAGTTATTCATCATCGGATGCTATTTCCGATTCGACATCCGCACCACACATAGGACAATGTCTAGGCATTTCATCCTCGTATGGTACTCGCACTATAGTGTTTATGTCGCAAATCGGGCACTCGATGTTGTATTCGGTGTCCATCACGCTACCTCTAATTCTATATCCTCCCAACCGAAGTCTTCACCTTCCATACCTGCAACAGAGTATTCCGTTACACGTTTCTCAAAGAAGTTGTCGTGGGATGCTCCATTAAGCACCCAGTCTAACCACGGCAGTGGGTTTTTCTTTTGATTAAACAATGGCTTCATTCCTAACTGAAGCAGACGACGGTCAGCAATGTGACGTATATAGTCGCGGACTTCCTTCTTGGTTAGACCCTGAACCTCATTACCTTTAAATGCAAGTTGGATAAACTTCTCTTCCAACCTGACTGCGTTCTCAGCCATAGAATAAATCTTTGACTTGAGTTCGTCGTTCACGATGCGAGGATGTTCCTCACAGAACTCGCGAAACAACTTTGAGTTACCTTGTACGTGAATAGTCTCATCACGGATGGACCACTCGACGATTGTTGCCATACCCTTCATCTTTCCAAAACGTTGGAAGTTGAGCAGCATAACAAACGATGCGAAGACAGACATGCCTTCGTTAAACACCGACTGCGCTAACGCGAGAGCAAGTCCAGTGTGAGAGTTCGTTTCACCCTCTTTCATAAAATCGATCTTGTCTGCCATCTCCTTGTACTCTAGGAACTTGTGAAAGTCTTCGTCTGGCAGACCAAGTGTATCATTGAGAAGTGCGTATGCACGTTGGTGTACTGCTTCTCGTGCCGCAAACGATGACAACATGTTGCGGACTTCGTTGTTCTTGAACTTTGGTATCAACAGTTCGTGGTAGTTCTCCCCTACCTGTACATCCGACTGAGTAAATAATCTCAGTACGTGAGTAATAAATTCTTTCTCCGAATCTGTCAGCTTGGTTTTCCAATCTTGTACATCTTCTGACAGTTCTGCTTCATCTTCAATCCAGTGTATTTCCTCGTGTTTCTTTGATAGTTCAACCGCCCAAGGGTATTTGAACGGCTTATATGTTTCAGATGTTTTTAGTAATGACATACTAATCCTTTATTTGAATTGTTTATTAACCCTCGCAGGCCCGACATTCGTCGCCACCTTCAATTGGTTCGTACTCCACTTCACCCTTTAGATGCATCATAAGATCTTCATAACCACCTATGTACTTGCCTTCCAGATAAATTTGAGGAACTGTCTCGACTTTTCTTCCTGTAACCTCTGCGGCAGACTTCTTTATCTCCTCAAGGTCAACGTAGTCGTATCCTATGCCGCGTAGTGACAGTTCCTCTGCGGCCATCTTACAATACGGACAATCTTTTTTGCCGTAAAGTATGGTACGGTTATCGTCTTGCAACGCAACCCGTTCCACTTTGTCTGATACCGTCTCCGCACGAGACTTTGCCTCTGTGCGTAGATAGTACAGACCTTTCAACCCCTTCCTCCAGGCCGTGAAATGCACCTTATTAACATAACGTTTCGGTGCTCCTGACGGGAAGAAAAGATTGACCGACTGACCTTGACAGATGTACGGTTGTCTGTCAGCCGCGTGTGTCACCACCCAGTTTTGATCCAGTTCTTGGGCAGTCTTAAAGACCGCCTTCTCACCTTCATTCAAGAACGGCAAGTGTTGAACTGATCCCTTTCGGGTAATGATACTAGACCACGTAGATTCGTTGTCCTGACCCTTTTCTTTGAGAAGGGTCGTGAGATACGAGTTCTTCACTAAAAACGAACCTGCGCGAGTTCTGTGCGTGTAAGCACATGCCTTCAATGGTTCGATTGATGGTGACGTGGATAAGATGACTCCCGACGACGCGTTAGGTGCTATTGCTAATAGATGGGCATTGCGCATCCCTGAACCTAAACCGTCTGAGTATTCACCCCGCTCTTTCGCAAGGAGTCTTGATTCTTCTTTTGCTTCGTGATTGATATGCTCAAACACGACTTTATTTATTTCTCGGGCTTTGTCAGATTCCCAAGCAACAAAGTGTTTCTGTAGGAGTGAGTGGAAACCCATTGCTCCAAGTCCAATGCTTCGCTCACGTGTCGCCGAATAACGGGCCCTTGAAATACTATCTGGCGCATGGTCGATGAAGTATTGGAGAACGTTATCCAACATACGAATAAGATCACGCACGATATTAGTGTCTTTCCATTCATCATAGTATTCCAAGTTTAGTGAAGACAAGCAACACACCGCAGTCCTTTCTGCAGAAGTAGGTAAGTGGATTTCATTGCACAAGTTTGATCCGTGAATGCGTAGTCCCTTTTCCTTTAATGGTGTCGGAAGGGCACGATTCGCAGTGTCAATGAAGTTTAGATAGGGTTCACCTGTACGGAAACGCACCTCAAGAATTCGTTCCCACAACTTACGTGCACTGACAGAGTCTTTTACGATTCCGTCTTTTGGATCACGCAAGTCAAAATCTGTGTTGTTAATCACCGCAGCCATAAACTCATCGGTGATGTTGATCGCATTGTGGATGTTCAGCGCCTTACGTTGTACGTCGCCTGTAGGAATGCGAATGTTTAGAAATTCTGTGATGTCTGGGTGGTGTACATCCAGATACGCCGCATAAGACCCCTTACGCGTCTTCCCTTGACGATACGCGATCATGTCTGCGTCTACTGTGTGTAGAAAAGGAATCGGGCCAGGCGCGATGTCAGAGACTGTACGCACGTCTCCCCAGTGACCGCCGACGCCGCCACCCATGACAGACAACCAACGCAACTCGCTGGAGTGTTCTATCAGACCTTCTAGTGTGTCTGGTACATAAGTAAGGAAACAGGAGATGGGTAAACCGCGAGTCTTTGTACCTTCTTTAGGCGCGTTCGAGAGAACCGGAGACGCGAACATAAACCACTTTTTACTAACGTACTCGTAGAGTCTTTGTGCCAAGTACGGGTCCATTTCATCTTGATATGTGGACCATGCCTCAGCTGCTCTTGCGTAAGCATCTTGAGGTGAATCTTCGCCTTCAATCATGTAAAAATCTTTTAGCATACCTACCGCATAATCTGTCAACAGATCGTCGCGGTCGTATTTCACATCTACTTTCATTTTTATTCCAAACTGTAGAGGTTATCTTCCCAGAGAGAAGTAACCGTTTTCAAGTATCTTCGGTGCGATAGACTCGTAATGACGAATATCTTTCAGATAGTATATATGATCTGCGGCTTTTGCCCAGAGACCATCTTTAGGTTCTTTCTCAAAAACCTTATACCATCTTTGTAACCATTCTTCGGGTGAATCGGGATCTCTGCGTACAGAGTTATGCACCCACTTTATGTACTGCTCACTCGTTACAACTGACACATCCAAATAGATGCCTTGTTCTCGGCACTGAAACTTTGCTCGGGCCCAGCGACTACCTAATGTGACATCAATGGTCTCTGACACGATGATAAGATAAGCGGTGTCTTCTCTGACTGAACAATACCGTATAGTATACGCAGTAAGTGTCGTCTTGTCAAGACCAGATATAACTTCATACGCTTTACCGTTGGTTTTTAGATTGTTCAACACCGACGACATATTACTTCGAATAATCATAAAAAGGTTCGTCTTCTTGATAGTCGTAGTTTTCTATGACCATCTGCTTGTCGGTGTCCCAAAATTTTTGACAACAATCGATGATGTAGTCCAGCTGTTCTTTCCAATCGAACAAACCTTCCCACATGAGATGATTTGAAAACGAGAGAGACGGGTCATCGGTTAAGAATCTACTATGAGAAAACTCTTCTCCGATATATCCTTTCATAGGAACATAGACAAGCCGAGACTCATCATATGACGGAAGTATCATATCGGGATCTTCGTTCGAAGATTCGAGTAAGATGATTTTAAAGTCCAAGCAGTCTATAATCTTCATGACCAAACCTTTAATTTGATGTAGAAGTATATAGTATTTTGGGGTACTTTGTAAAGGGGATATTAGACTTTTTTTGGTAGGATTCTGCGCAAAATCTCGACAGCATCTTTGCGCTTATTTTTTCGGTCGTACTTCTTACGAACAATAACGGTCGATGAGTCACTGCCTGCGCCTGGAACCTGACTGGTGTTGTTCGTGATCTCTTCATCGAACTGTTTCATGAATTCTTTAAAATTTTTCATATTAGTTATGTTCTATCGTCGAGCCTATCGTATCGTCTATGTAAGATGTGCAAAGGGTTTTACACCATTTACCATATTTATCACAATTGTGATGTAACCATGCGTCGGAATTAGTAAAAACCTTTTCCTGTTTATCAACTGACAATAAAGACTTAGCGACATTAGGCGTAATATAATAAGCAGATCCCGCGTGGGTTTTTTTAATTATACGTCCCGATGGCATAACAGCTCTTGAATGAGACATACAAACCATATCATATTTGTATACGATTGGATTTATTTTATTTAAAAGAAGAGTATCGTGTTCTATGACTATGATCGGAGTATTTTCTTCCCAACACTTCTTCCACATAAAATAATGACTGTACCACACAGCTTTCTCAGTGTCAGTGAATTCAACCTCTAAGTTTTTACTAAACTTGTACTTGAGTCCAAAGGGTAAAAAATTACAGTCTTCGTTTAAATCTTTCGGCGTTTTTGCTTCGAAGTGGTTTACATTAAACCCAAACTTCTCCCACGTTGGAACACATATATTTTTATAATGTTGAGAGATTGGATTATCGGTAATCGATATCATCCATACTTCAGGGCGCATGATCATTACTTTGCAATTTCGTTTGCAGTAAATAAGACTCGATGTCCACTACGGATATGCGTTCCTTCGAACACAGGTATACCCAAGATGTCGTGGCAAAGATTGTTTTCTTCTACGCGAATCTTGTCGTCTTTTCGTACAACTTCATGATATTGGTCGGTCATAGAGTCATTGCGCATTCTGTACATACCCTGACCAAGATTACCATCTTCCAACACATACCACTGAGAGTTTTCTAGAAGCACATCCATGATGTCGATTCCAGTTTCTTCGTGTATCTTTTGAAGTTGATTGTCGGATAGTTCGCCATGTTCTTTGATCAACGCAAGGGCTGCACCATAACGCGCAACAACAGATGAACCGCCAGGCACTTTTGCCATAAGTCTTTTGAGATTAAATACGAGACGGTGAAACGCAGTGTAGTGCGAACGATAGGCATCACGATTATCCATCGTGTCCATAGAGAAATCTTTTCTCTTATTGCCGTCCGCGTCGATGATGCCAGCTTTAAACGCGTTGGTGTCCTCGAACTTAGTCACGAGTAGTTTTAGAAAACGAATTGTATAGACGATGTCCGCCGCTGACTTTAGGATTCCCATTAGAGTGTTCTCAATTTTTCTATTACGTATTTATCCATTTCTATACCTGTAATGTCTTCAGAACGTATGGCACGTAAAAACACTAGAAAGGGTTTCAGTGTGGGCCACTGTTCAAGCGGTATCTTAAGCGCCAACATCTCAACGCCTGCTTCATGACCAAATACATTAAAGATTACGATAAGATGATTAAGGATAAGACGTTCGGCCAAATCACCGTTCTGGTGATACCGATTGATTAGTCGTTTGACATACTTAAATCGTTTTAGATCGTCAAAGAACTCTTCACCGTCAATATGCTTAGGGTTGTAGTAATGTTTTGCAGCATACACGATCAAATTATTTTTGGTTAACTTCATAATATGGGTCTACAAATCTGGGTAAACTAAACCCTTTAGGATACATGTCCATCTTATTTAGTTCTTCTATAAGAGGTTCTTGCCAACTCCAGTCCGGTTTTTCTTTGCGTGTTATACTGTAGTTGTCTAAGATATGTAGATAGGAATATTTTGGATTTTCTTTACGAACACGCATATCAATTTTTTCATTGTATGCAAGTTTTTTTAACTTATAGTACTGCACTAAATCTTCTCCAACAATAAGCATTGGATCATACCACATATGTTCTGCGGCCTTACGAGAAAAAAATACAAGGCGATTAAGAGAATTGCGCCTGTCGTTGTAATCTATGTAAAATTCTTCGAGCGTCTTTTTATTATTTGTCCACGACCACGCAGTCTCTTCGTCAATATCCGGTCTATATTTGAGAAAGAATTTAACATCTTCTTCTGACGCTTCCGGTAGGTATTTCCCTACAGGTGATCGAATATCTAATACATGGGGATGAGAAGGCATAAAGGTTTTTGGTATAAACATAAATTTTTCTGGGACCGTATTGGAGTCCACCTGTTTTCGAAACAGGTCTAATACCTTTGGATGGTATTTGCCTATACCTATTTGATAATGAAGACAGATGACATCCGGCGCATCTGTGTATGCAGCTGAACGATAGAGATTGCGTCCGTATGGTGTGATCATATCATCACCATCGATGTGTACCATATACTCGTTATCACTTTCTAAAAAAAGTTGGAGTACTGAATTTTTACCCGTTGCGGGCGTACCGTCCGATTCAGTGATATAGTGTTCAATTCCTTCAGACACACAAAAGACCGTGGCCTCATCAATGTACTCTTGATTGAGTGTATTGATGACGACGACGGTCTCGTTTGGTTTTAGAAATTCAAAGTGGCGTTTGAGTGTAGATATCGGACCACTAGTCAGAATATAAAATTTAATTATTCTTCTGGGTCTCGCACTTCAAAGATGTAAGGTGCATCTTCTACAGGTTCTACAACTGGTTTTGACTTAGCAGGTTTTTTCTTTGGACCATGCCATTCGTCAACCTGTTCTTGTGTAAAACTTTGTGACTTTAGTAGTTCGCAAGTTCTTGGATGATGCCAACCTTTTGTGCTTGGTACGGCATCTTTACACCACGATGGAGCTTTAATCATATTACTTACCCTTTACTGGATTAACGATAGACTTATCGCCGTTCGATAAGTTGTCCGCACCACTACGAGCAGGTGATTGCTTCATGTCCTTACCTGCTGCCTTGAAGACTGTATCGTGAGACTTTTCTTCTTCGTCTTCGACTTTCTTATCAGACTTCTTATGCATACCGATGACTTTCTTGTCGTGGTCAGATGAGTGATCATCATGCTTCTCTGGAGCAGTTGCACCTTTCTTAGGGTCAATCGCTTCAGCCATTTCTGACCACATCTTTTCAAAATCAGAACGAAGGTCTAGACTCTCGATCTTAGAGATCTCTGACTTCTTGTCAGCAGTCTTAGGGTTCTTCTTAACTGGATTCTCTTCGTCATCCTTTGCATCGATTGCATCGTCAGTTGCAGCACGACGCTTGTGTAGGTATTCGTCCGAAGAATCTACATCGCCGTCATTGTCGATGTCCTTGTCCTTACGATTCTTGAACTTCTTGTCGTTCTCTTTATCGTCTACTGGATCAAGTTTCTTCTCCGATACTTCGTGATAACCTTTGTTATCGCAGTGATCACATCCTTCGCCTTCGCACTTAGGACATTCTTCTTGTCCTTCTTTGTAAGACTTTTTACCACATGCTTCGTCTAGTTCTGACTCGACTTCTTCGTTAACAGTGCCACTCTTTCTCAAGAAATCTTTTACGCCAATTGCCTTAGCGCCTTTGATTCCGTTTGCAGCGAGTGCCTTAGTAATAGTGGCCATACCGTATGGCCCCATATTACCGATTTTCTTTTCCTCTAGAGTTTCCTCTACCTGAGGCTCGGAGACCATTCCCAAATACGCCTCCATAATTTTATTGATATCTGACATCATAGTCTCCGTTGGTTGTTATGCATCAAAAAACATCTTCACAACAACACCAGCAAAAACAGTTGCGGATAATGTAATAATATATTGCATTACCTTAACCGTCTTACCTTGTTCCTGAACATTGTCCTCGATTTCATCCATTCTTGCCGAAAAACGATTCATTCGTTCAAAGTGTTGTGAGTTTGCCTTTTCAATGTTAATAAGCTTTTCTTCCGCCCTTGCAAGATCAATCATTGCATCGGAAAGCTTGTCTATTTTATCCTCGATCCTTGCGAGGCGTTGCTCTTCACGTTGCACATGCTCTTGTAAAATCTGGTTGTTATCTGCCATTTCTCGATCAGCCCATCAGTATTGATAATATAAGTCGTATAATAATTATAACTTAATGTAATATAATTAGTTGACTTATGATTTAGGTTTGTTTCTATTTATAACAATCAATTACCATGCGCGACACGACCAATAGCGTGCCTTCCACTTCGGGCCAGGATCTGCACAATTGTGCCTAGCTCGAAAACTTTTACGACGAGCAGGGTTGTCTTTCTTGATCTCCATGTTCGGATCACCGAATGAGACCTTCACGACATTACCCTTCTCGTTCTTTGTGTATACGTAGAACTTCTTAGAACCACCACGTACAGGTTTATTTAGGGTTACAGTTTTACCCTGATACTCTGCTTCGGTTAGTTCTAACTCTTCGTCGAGAGACTTACACGCCTCACAACAACCTTCTTCTACGTACTGTTTGAATTTTTTCATTATTCCGTCGACTCATTTGCTTGACGAAGTGCAGCTTGTACAGCCTTGTGTTTAGACAGACCTTTCTGCATCTTCTCAATCTCGCGAACAGCACCTGTCATATTACCGCCCATCTTTTCGGCAGTCTTAATTGCTTTGATAAGAAGATTCCGATCTTTAATCTTGTTGTGAATTCCCATATCAGAAAGTTTCGCTTCATCAAGATCGACCGACTCCTTTACAGGTTTGCCGTTTTTAGAAATAATGCCCTTGTACCCTTCTTTTTCCTTATCAGCAAGGAATTTCTTGGCGTACACTAATAGGTGGAAAGGCATCGTGCGAATCGGTCCTTTCTTTGACATCGCATACTTTACGACAAACTTATCTTTGTTTTCTCTCAATTCAAAAAAATCTTTCACTTTCTTTAGCTTCCTCTTGATGCTCCTCGAAATACCTTCGTTCCGGCAACTGGATTGACTGATTTAACTTTATTATTTATAGGGTTAAAATTAGTCCCGCCATAGTTGTTATCGGTTGCCTGTTGCAGTCTTTCTTTCTTTGCGGCAGACATCTTCTTGTTACGTGGTTTCTTCGATTTGCTCATAACTGTCCTATGTAATGTATGTGTTGAGTTCGTACTTGCCACCACCCATACCATACACTTGGACAGCAAGCATCTTCTTAGGGTTATCCTTGAGTTTCAATGTGAAACTGTTGGTGCGACCCTCACTTGGTTTCTTAGGACCAGACGCAACCTTCGAATCGATGTCGTCTGGATCTACTATGTGACCTTGTTTCTTCGCCCATGCGTATGCGTGTTGTAACGCACCTGAGTAGGACTTGTGGTAAAGGTCATAACCTGAACCTGATTTGGAACCCATCTTTGATGGTTCCTGTTTCTTTGGTGTTGCCTTGCGTTGACCACGGTAGTATGCTTCGTCTACGGAGTTGAAAATCAATCCGTTGAATGTGCGGTCAAGTCCGTGTTTAGAGAGAATCTTTTTGATCTCTCTTCCTTCTGGAGTAGCGCCACCTTTACCATACATCGTCTTGTTGATGATGTTGTTGATTCGGACTTCCTGTTGAGAGATGATCTTCTCAAACTTAGCAGCACCTTGTCCGGTCTTACTCATACTCAACGATCTCACCATCGTCGCGATCGTAGATAGTGCATCTGCGATTGACTGGAAGCTGATGTCCTTGTTCTTGGCGAAATCTTTTGCGGCAGCCTTGAATATGTCAATGCTCTTGACATTGATGCCCTCGTTGACCACCTTATCCGCCTTCTTGGCAATAGCGATCGCCGCCTGTTGTTCAGGCGACGATGTTTCAACCGCATATCCCATCTTCTTCAGTTCGTCCTTAGAGAAAGATGGTGGTGGTTTACTGAAAAAGTCAGATGCCTTCTTAATCTTGTTTAGTCGCTTCTGCGAACCAAGACCATGTTTCGCCGCACGTGCGGAAAGACGGTCTTGTGCAGACCGCCTTGCTTCTCTTATTTCAGTAAATGTTTTCATGATTATCCTATTGCAACAACATGTCCGAATCTATCGCCTTCAGCAGCATCAAAAGCAGTTAGTTTTGTTGGTTCTGCTGTTAAATCAGTAGCATCATAGACATAGACTGAACCAGAATTCTCTGGATCATCGTTTTGATCTCCACTAACGAAGATCTTGTCTCCAGAAATAGAAACTGATCTTCCGAAAGTGTCCCTTGCAGCGGCGTCTGGAGCTGTCAACTTAGTTGGTTGTGCAGATAGATCATTGATATCAAAGACATAAGCTGAACCAGAGTTAACCCCGTCGTCGTCATCTGCATAAGTGCCGACAACAAGTTTGTTTTCAGAAATGCTAACTGATTGACCAAAACTATCAAACGCAGCACCATCAAACGCTGTTAGTTTAACTGGTTGTTCGGAAAGGTCGTTCGCATTATAAACATAAACCGAACCAGAGTCATCTCCATTTTCTTCGTCAGTATATGCAGCAACTACAATCTTATCATCAGAAATATCAACCGCATTACCAAAATACGAGCTCGCAACTGCATCGAATGCAGTCAGCTTAGTTGGTTGTGCAGATAGATCATTGATATCAAAGACATAAGCTGATCCCGCATGGGTCATCCCATTATGACTATCTTTTCGAGAACCGACAACAATTTTAGTGCTTGAAACGGCAATTGCGCCACCAAAATTATCACTCGTATTACCATCAAACGCTGTTAGTTTTGTTGGTTGTGCAGTTAAGTCATTAGCGTCATAAACATAGACCGCGCCTGCAGACGAATTTGCACGTTGAGCGCCGATGATGACCTTATCATCTGAAATGGCAACATATTCACCAAACTTATCTCCAGAAACCGCATCAAACGCTGTTAGTTTTGTTGGTTGTGCTGTTAAATCATTAGCGTCATAGACATATGCTGATCCGGTATTGCTTCCACCATCGTCATCATTAAGAGAACCTACAACAATCATATTAGCAGTAGAAGCGACATCATGTCCAAAGAAATCGTTTGCAGCAATATCAGAAGGCAATAACTTAGTTGGCTGTGATGTTAAATCGGTAGCATCATAGACATAGACTGAACCTGAATTTGCGCCTCCATCGTCGTCTCCATATGTACCAACAACTATCCAACTTGCAGATGGTTCTGGTGCTGGTTCTGGTTCTGGTGCCGGAGATGGTGTACTTTCTGAATAGTCACCTAGTGGCGCAGTTGGTACAGAGAAGTTTTCTGTGTAGATTGCTGTGCCTTCGATAATTCGGAGATCTGAAACATAACCATCGAAATATGCTGTGTTAGCATATCTTCCTACTTCAAGATATCTAGATAGCCCGAGATCCCATACACTGGACGAGACGTTATACAATTGTCCATCTACGTATATTTTAACGTAATTATCAGACTGCCTAGTTAAAGCAATATGGTGCCACTCATTTGTTGTAATTCCGCCTCCACTATTAGGGGTGATATCACCTGCAGCTGCGCTGCCAACACGACTGTCGAACCAAGAAAGGTTCCCAGCGCCCGATATATACAATGTGGCCTCTAAAGTGCCTGGATTATTCGTGAAGTGCAATATGCCTCGATTACTTATATTTTCCGGATACATCCAAAATTCTACAGTAAACGGCGTGTTTGAATCAATTAAATTATCCCCTAAATCTATAGATAAGTAGTCACCGTTACCATCGAACGACATTGACTTACCAGTGCCATATGGCGAAGAGTCTGCAACGGTCGTATTACCGAATACAGAAATAGACTCAACACTCTGCGACTCATCACGGATGGCTGCGTTATTACCTGATAGTAGTAGCGATGTTCCTGTGACTGCTTCTAGTGGCGCAGTTGGTGGAGTGAAGTCTTCGGTGTAGACTGCTGTACCTTTGACGAGGCGATAATCAGCAAAACTACCGTCTACCCAGTGATTGCCACCACCTGTTGTATGATATCCAACTTTAAAGTCTTCGGTTGTACCAATCGTGTTGCTTAGTGTGACTGTATTTCCTGCAACACCATCGACATACAAAGTGATAGTAGATCCAGAGCGAACGATTGCTATGTGGTGCCAACCAGTACCATGAACTGGAGTTGGATGAGTAACAAATACATATGAGTTTGGATATTCAATGTTTATCTCGGTGATGCTAGTGTTACGTCCCGCAATTCGAATTGCTTTATAATGCCCGTTGCCCCACATTGCCAGAGGTTGCCACTTACCGTTATCGGTAATGTTAACCCAAGATTCTAATGTAAAGTCAGCATCTAGCTGGAAATCTGCAGATCCAGTCATAGACAATGAGTTACCATCAGCGTTGCCGAATACTATCGAACCACCGTGCAACGACTCAGAATATCCTGCGTAGTCATATGGTCCCGCAGCTACTGGTGAAACGTCACCGTGCGCAGTTAGACCAGACTGTAGATATGGTAGGTTGCAAGTTAGAAGTGAAGTACCTGCGACTTCTGTTAGACGTTCTGTTGGAGCAGCAGTTGGCGCAGTAACAGTACCATCCATGATTCTCAGATCTGCCATTTTACCATCGAAGAAGTCTGAGGCATATGCTGGATCTGCAGCACCAATCTTAGGAACTACGTTCGTGCCACCTGTAGGAACAACCAGTGATCCTGTCGCTATTGACGTTCCGTTCTTATACAGAGTAATAGAACCTGAGTCACAAACTACTGCAACGTGTTGCCATTCGTTTAGGGCAATGTCTCCAGCAGTAGAAGTAATGTAGTTGAATCCACCGTTATAAGTGTAGAACTGTAGTGCTCCAGTGTCTGTTATACCGAAACTTACATAAACGACACCTTTAGATACGATTGACGAGAATCTGTACCCTGCGCCACCAACAGACCTAGATGCTGGATTGACCCATGCCTCAACAGTAAATGATTGCGTTGCGCTGGTAATGTCTAGTAAGTTAGCATCACCCACAGTTAAGTAATCGCCACTTCCGTCAAACTCCCAAGAGTAACCGCCTGAACGATATGGGCTGAACGAGGATTGCGTAACATCACCATTAACCGTAATTGCATGACTGTTAGTTGATCCGTCAACTACTGAA